GATGCCGGAGGAAAAATGATCCCTACAGAAGGACCACTGTATCGGCTCTTCCGGCGGTTCGCCGGCAGGAAGTTCCACTACTGCGTTACGTTCTCGAAGGAGAACAATACTGATCCTGCGTTGCGCGCGGGTTCCGCGCAAGCCGTGCTCAAGGATCTGGCCTATTTTTGCCATGCGGATAGTCCGTGCGAGAATGATCGCGCCACTGGCCGCCGGGATGTATGGCTCCGGCTGGTCCGGTTCCTGCGGCTCAATGAGGAGGAGCTTGCAATTCTCTACGCTGGTCTGTCGCCCGAGGACCGGTATCAAATCTACAAGCCGGGCTCAACCTTCGTCGATGACGAAGAATAGGAGTGCGTGATATGGCCGACGAGACCAAGCCGACACAGAACGCTCCGTGGCATGATACGTTCAGCCCGGAGGACAAGGGGTTCCTGCAAATCAAGGGCTGGGACAAGCTACCTGATCCGGGCGCGGCGCTTACTGCTGCCCTCGGTTCCTACCGTGCGGCCGAACAGAAGCTCGGGGTTCCCCCCGACCGTCTCGTCCGGTGGCCGGAGGCCAACGACGCTGACGGGCTGAAGGCAATTCATGCCCGCCTTGGTGTCCCCGCGGATGCCGCCGGCTATGACCTGTCGAGCGTGAAGTTCGCCGACGGGACCCCGATCGAGAAGGACTTCGAGACCTTCATGCGCGACACGGCCCTGAAGCACAACCTGCCGAAGGAAGTCGCCGCCGGCATCGCCGCCGCGGTTCTTGGCTTTGGCGAAGCCGCCGAGGCCTCCGAACGGGCGCAGAACACCGTGACCCGCCAGGCGGAAGACATCAAGCTGCGCGCCGACTGGGGCGGCAACTATGACGTCTTCAACGCGATGGTCGATCGGTTCCTGGCGAGTTCGCCGTTCACGCCCGAGCAGAAGGACGCCTTCATGTCGACGGCCGCGGGACGGAAGATCCTGTATGCCGTCGCGGCGAGTGACCGCGAGGCCCCGCTGCATGGCGGTCAGAACCAGAATGCCGGTGGTCGGCCGAATATGTCGCGGGAGGAAGCGGCGCAGACCCTCGAAATGAAAAAGGCCGATCCGGTGTGGCTGAAGAGCTACATGGCCGGCGAGGTTGGCGCGGTCGCGGACTTCCAGAACTTGACCCGGCTCATGGTGGGGGCGCCTCCGGCGCGTCCGTAAATGACCCCGGATCAGGATCTTCGAATGTCCTGCATCGAACTGGCGCAGGACTGCCTTGGCGGCGATGGCCTCTCGAATGAGGTCGTCGCCCGCGCCCGCGCGTACTATCGGTTTATCGTAGCGCAGGGCGAGAAGGCGGTCCTGAAGCTAGTCACGAACGAGATCCCCGCCAAGCACCGGATCTTGGCGGAACTGGTAAGGGAGCGGGATGATGCCGGCGACGAGTAAGGCTCAAGCGGGTTTCGCAGCGATGTCGCGTTCGGCCAAGGGTCGCGCGGCTCTGAAGGCGAGCGGCAAGACACCAATGCCGGCTGATGTCGCCAAGGATTATATGCCGCAGAAGGGGCAGAAGATTTCTAGCCTCCCGCGGTACGCACGGAGGAAGTGATGGCAAAGAGTGTTAGCATGAAGTCCCTCAAGAGTAAGGGATATCTCAAGCCGACCGCGGACCTATCGGGTGCCCCGGTATCGGACGCGCAGGTTATGGCGCGATCGTGCAAAACGGTTCGCAGCGTCGTTCGCGCAGCCGGCAAAAAAAGCGCTTGACAAATTTGTCTCAGTGGCGTATTTGTCACAGTGCTGGCCCAACGCGCCCGGCGCACCAACCCGCGAGGGACTGGTCCGCCGCGCGGGCACACTGGGGCCCACGAGCCGCTCGCGCCGCATTGGACGAGCCGCTCCGCGGGCCGCGCGCCGGAGCGAAGGGCCAGCCGTCTCTCAGAACCCTCTGAGGCGAGAGACGCGGCCGCCCGCGAGGATAACGGCGAACCGAGAAATTCGTCTTATCCAACGAGGGCATCATGGCCGTTGTCAACCCGTATGAAATCGAGCTTGTGACCGTGCAGTACACGGCCGCGCTCGAACTGCTCTTGCAGCAGATCAACACCCGCCTGCGCGGTACGGTGCAGTCCAAGGCCGGCTATGTCGGCAAGATGGCTTCGCCCGTGCAATACTTGCAGGCCGTGCAGTTCAAACAGCCGGCGCCCCGGGGCTCGACCCTGACGCCGACCATCGCGCAGTATCAGCGCCGGTGGGTCACTCCGAACGATCGCGATCTGACGCTGCACGTCGATACCTTCGACGAGCTTCGCACGATCGTCGATCCGAAGTCGCAGCTGAGCGCCAACGTGCAGGCCGCGGCGAACCGTTTCTTCGACGATCTGATCATCAATGCCTTCTTCGGCACGGCCTCGATCGGTGTGGACGCGACGTCCCTGACGACCGAGACCTTCGACAGCGGCGCGAACTTCCCGGCTTCCGTGACGGTCGCCGAGACTTTCGGTGTCGGCTCCGAGACGGGTCTGACCCCGAAAAAGATGATCGAGGCTCGGCGCATCTTGCGCAAGTACGAGAACGACATGGACGTGCTTCGGCCGCACATTGCGATCTCGGCGCAGCAAGAGAGCGACTTGATGTCGAAGATGGAGGTGATCTCCACCGAGTACCGCGAGCGCCCGGTCATGGAAGACGGCATGATCCGCAGCTTCCTCGGGTTCAACTTCCACTATTCCGAGCGGCTTCAGTTCGATACGTCGGACACCGATGCCCGCTGGGTTCCGGTGTGGCTCGACGACGGTGTCCACCTTGGCGTCTGGAAGGAAATCCAGACCATCATCAGCCAGCGAACCGACCTGGTCTCCCATCCGTGGCAATCCTACTCGATGGTGAGCGCGGGCGCGACCCGGCTGCAAGCCGGCAAGGTTGTGAAGATCCTGTGCCTCGACGGCTCGGGTGGCTCGCTGACGGTCTAATCGGCGCGGGGCTTCGGCCCCGCCCACTTTGAAGGAATGTTACAATGGCTGGTGAAACCGTAAAATCGACTGCGATCACGAACCTCGACGCGGCGCCGCCCGTCCGGGCGACCGCAGGCGGCCCCGGCGGCTGGTATGCCCCGATCATGGCCGACGCGCGGGTTGCGTTTCAGACCGCGATGGACAACACGTCCGTCTATCGTCTTCTGCGCATCCCCTCTGAAGCGCGTGTGAAAAAGGTTGAGGTTTGGCAGGATGCCGCGAACACGACCCTCGCGTTCGACCTTGGCGTCTACTACTCCGATCAGACCCTCGACATGGTCGGCATCGGCAGTGGCAAGACTGGCGTGGTCATGCCCGACAACGATCTGTTCGCCGCGGCCTACGATGCCCACGCGATCGTGACCCCGACGGAAGTCACTTTCCAGTCGACCGAGTTTACGGGCGCGGACAGCGACAAGCCGATCTGGTCGGTCGCCGACAGCGCCCTGACGAATGACCCGGGCGGGTTCTTCGACATCACGGCGACGTTTACCTCGACGTCTTCGGGCGCCGGCACGCTGAATTGCCGCGTGACCTACTCGCTGCCCTACGCTGACTAAGAGGAGGCCACATGGCCGCAATCGACTACTTCGTCTCGGTGCCGTTTCGCGAGCCGATCCCCGATGAACAGACCGACAGCGGCCTGAATAACGGGACGACTTCGAGCGCGAACGACTACATCGAGCTTCGCATGCGCGTGCAGGACGGTTCGAGCAATCCGACCGGTCTGACCCGCAAGGACGTGATCCATGCCCTGGAAGACTTCGAACGCTACATTATCCAGGGCGGGCAGCTAGGAACCGGCATCAACCTGCCGGTGTCGTGATGACCGTGCCTACCGCTGCTCAAATTCATAACCACGCGCAGACGGTTGCCGCTGCGAAGGGAACCCTTCAGGCGGCCCTCGTCGGAGCTTCCGCGGCCACGGCCAAGGCAGCGCACGTCACCTACTATAAGGCGGTGCTGGCTTCCGCGCGCACGAATGGACATATGACCGGCGCGATGAACGCGGCCATGTCGCTCGGCGGTGACGTCAGCGGTCAGAACGGGGATACCTAATGGCCCGATTTGCAGCTGGCCTCACAGTTGGGACGACCACGATTGGCGCGGAGAACTTCTCTGAAGCCAAGTCGGTTGCTGATCCGGCGAATGCCGCGACGACCGCGGCTGATAAGGCGACGCTCAATACGGCCGATACGCTCGCGCTGACGACGGACAAGGGCCTGGTTGACACGGACGTTGCCACGCTGGTCGCTGACGGCGCGACTCCGACGCAGGCCCATGTGACCACGCTCAACGGTCACTGGGGCACGATGAAGACGGACATGGTTGCGCTGCATGCCGCGATCGTTGCCTACGAGGCGGACATCGCCGCGGGCACCACGGTCGGCGGCGACGTGCTCCTCTCGTTCGATGCAGTCAAGGTCGGCAATCGGTCAGTCCTGCGGCGCGCTCTCGCGCAGCTGCTACAGACGATCGAGGGCGGCCTCGGTGGCTTGACCCCCTAACCGGAGAACGCTTATGACCCCGTTGGAAGAGGCTCGCAGCGCGTCGCTCGCCAAGTACAAGGCGGCGGTGAAGGTCGCAAAAGAGGCTTGTCTGAAAACCGAGCATCGCTTAGTCGACCGGATCGCTCGCGGGAAGGCGATCTTAGCGGCTCGCGCGGTTCACGTTGCGGAAATGGCCGCGCTCGATCACCCGGCGGCCGCGGTTCATACCGGTGAGGCTGTCAAGGCCGCGCCGCCTGCGTCCGAGAACGACGGTTAAGGGAGAGGCCTTATGGCCGCCACCGCAGTTTATGCCAACGTCGTCCGTGTCCCGATCGCTCGGGGCGACGTCGACGATTGGAAGAATTTCCAGAATATCGCCTCGACCACCGCGGCCTTCAACCTCGATGGCGGGCGGTACTGCTATGCGGTCAAGGCTTCGACCTACGGCACGGTCACGCTTCAGATCCTCTTGCCCGACAACACGACCTGGGCCACGGCTCCGGCGCCCGACGGCTCGGGAACGGCTACCGTCGTGACACCGGTTATCGCTGCCGACGGCGCGATCACCATCGACTTGCCCCCGGGGATCTACCGGATCGCAATCGCATAACGGGAGCCCGTCATGGCACAGGGCTTCCTCACCGGCGTCGACATCGCGAACCGCGGGCTCCAGCATATCGGGGCCCGGCGCATTATCACATTCGCTGATGCGACCCGTAACGCGGCCGAATGTAACGCGCTCTACGACAAAATCCGTCGTCGGGAGCTTCGGCGTTCGGTCTGGAATTTCTCGACGCGCCGTTGCGTTCTCCGGCCGTTCACTCCGACGAGCTTCGTCGTTCTTCCCGCGCTTTGGCTGGTGGGAACGACCTATGCTTTTGGAGCAGGAGTTGTCGATCCCGCGGGCCAGGTCTGGATTTCGCGGCTCTCTGGCAACGTCGGAAATTCTCCCGTCGAAGGGCTCTGGTGGACTGCGTACACAGGGCCCATCGTCGCTGATAACTGGTCCTTTACGGTCCAGTATTATGCGGGCGACCTTGCGTATGTGGCTCCGGTCCCGTATCTCTGTATCCTCCAGCATATCAACCATACGCCGCCGAATGCGACGTATTGGGTGCCTTTTACACCGTCGCCGTTCTCCTCCCCGCAAGTCAGTCTACCGTTCCCGCTCGGCTTGTCCCCCGACTTGTCGTCGATCCGAACAATCTACCGTTTGCCTTACGGCTATCTCCGGGTTGCGCCGCAAGATCAGAAGCGTCCCGATCGTCCGCGGCTTTCGGTCAGCGCGGCGATGCGCTATCAGGACTGGGAGATCGAGGGTAGCTTCCTGTTCTCGGCGACGGATAATACGGGTCCGTTCAACTTTCGATACGTCGCTGATGTCACGGATGTCACGCAGATGGACGACCTTTTTTGCGAGGCGGTCGCCGCGAGCATTGGCATGGAATTATGCGAAATCTTAACGCAGAACCGCGATAAGCTAGCGGCGGCGAACGCGGCCTATGATCGATCGATCCAACTGGCGAAAGACATCAACGCGATCGAGGGCGGCAGCACCGAAAATGAGGAGAACCCGGACGTCAAGCCGGCGCCCGTGCCGCAGAACCAGCCGGCGAGGTAAGCCATGACCGAGTTTACAATCCCGGAAGACATTGCCAGCCGGGCGCTGACGCATTGTCGGCTCAACCGCATCTATTCGTTCTCGGACCATAACGCCGAGGCGCACGAGACGGGTTTCGTCTATGACAAGCTGCGCATGGCCGAGCTTCGCCGGAACCTCTGGCGGTTCGCGACACGCCGCTGTATCCTGCGGCCGCTCGACGTTGGCACGATCATCTATACGCCCCCGGCCTAT